CCGGGCAGTGGAACGGACTATCTGAGAATAAGCTTGAGGAAGAGGTTCAAGAATTCGTAGACCATACCAACTTTATCCCTATGGAAGAGCCAGAACCAGTGAAAACCAATACATACGATAAAGCTCGTCTAGAGAAGATTGCCAATGAGTTCCCGGAAGTAGGATTTGAAGTAAGGGACAACTATTTCACCATCACATACGGCAGACAGGTAGAGTCAGGTAACTTAGGTTTATCGGATAATGTTTTTCGTAATCGCTTAAATGTTATGACGCAGTACGAATAGTGTTGATTATAACAAATCAATAGGTTAACATTCATTGCAATGGTTTTCGTAAAGGGCAGTTCAGGCAATCCGGGAGGAAAGTCAAGTAAGCTAAATAGCGGTGTTTTAGAAGCTAGAAAACACGCTGAAGAAGCTATTCTTGTTTTGTCTCAATCTCTTAAAAGCCCGGACGAAAACATTAGAGTAAAATCGGCTAACAGTATATTAGATAGAGCTTGGGGCAAGCCCAAAGAACAAATAGAGCATACAGGTGCTGATGGCGGTGCAATTATTACAACATCAATACCCTCAATTGATAGCTGGCTTGGCGGAATGCTCGGAACAGCAAAAGAAATCGTATCTAAGAAGCCTGTGTCGCACTGACCTCTATTTCCTAATCAGGTATGTATTCAATCGTAAGGACTTCGATCATCCGTGGTTGTTTGACAGGTGCAGGGAAGTTCAGGCGGACCCAGACGATCACCTAGACCTTTGGGCACGGGATCACCGCAAGAGTACAATCATAACATATGGCAAGACCATTCAGGACATTCTCTGTTCACACGGAGAGGGTAGGATTACCGAGCGTGAGTTAACTTTTGGAATATTTTCCCACACTCGACCTATCGCTAAATCATTTATGCGCCAGATTAAGCGGGAGCTTGAGAACAATGAGGTTTTGAAAGAAACCTTTGATGACATTCTATATGAAAACCCATCAGCTCAGTCTCTTAAGTGGTCAGAGGATGATGGTATCATCGTTAAGCGAGAAGGAAACCCCAAGGAGGCAACAGTCGAGGCGTGGGGTGTTGTCGATGGTCAACCGATTGGAAAGCATTTTGACGTATTGATTTATGATGACGTTGTCACAAGGGCCTCTGTCAACACGCCTGAGATGATTGCCAATACAACGGAAGCACTGGAACTCTCCTATAACTTGGGAACCGAACACACAAAGCGTCGATTCATTGGCACGCGCTATCATTTTAACGATAGCTACAACACAATCATGAAGCGCAAGACTGCTATACCGCGCATTTACCCGGCAACGGATGACGGCACCGTGGAGGGGAAAGCGGTGATGCTTAGTCAGGAGAGCTTGAACAATAAGCGCCGGGATATGGGGCCATATACATTCGCAACGCAGATGCTTCAGAATCCTAAAGCCGATGAAACGCAGGGCTTCCTCACTGAATGGCTGCGGTATGCACCAAGGCGTGAACCTACAGGATTGAATGTCTATCTCCTGTTCGATCCGGCAAGCGGCAAGAAGAAAGGTAATGATTACACGGCGGCTTGGGCTGTGGGTCTTGGGTCTGATAAGAATATTTATGTACTGGACATGGTTCGCGACAGGCTGAACTTGCAGCAACGTGCCGAACTGGTTATGAGATGGCACCGTAAGTATAAACCAAAGCAAGTGCGGTATGAGAAGTATTCCATGCAAGCGGATATAGAGTATATCAAGACGTTGCAGGGCGCAGAGAATTACCGGTTCGAGATTGAAGAAGTGGGGTCGAGTGTTTCAAAGAACGACAGAATACGCCGACTAATTCCTTATTTTGCTAATAAACAAATTTACTTGCCGGAGTTTCTATATTATACAGATTATGAAGGAACCATGCGCGAGCTGGTTTCCGAGTTTGTAGAGTTTGAATATAAAGCCTTCCCTGTGTCGGAACATGATGATATGATGGACGCGCTTGCACGCCTAATGGAGCCTGATTTGTCATTGATTTGGCCTAAAGAGAAACAGGATAGTCCCATCAACCTTGGCAGGGAGCGCGAGGATTCTATTTATGATATGTAACTACGACACAATCGCCCCCTACTGTGTGCGCCTATTAAGACTGACCCCAGAAGAACACGCCGATGCTGGCTTCATGGCCTACCTTTCAGTTACCTATCCGAATGCATTGATTGAGGTTATTGATATTACTGGAGTGCATGCAGGGTGAAATCCGATCAGAAAATCATTGAAGAGTTTAAAAAGCGCAAAGGCATATCAGAGCGCGGGTTACGTCAGCAGTTAGATAACTCCGTCAAGTGTGATGCGTTCTATGACGGAGATATGATGGAATACACGAGCGATGTTCTAATCGAGCGCAATCGTATTCGTGGCGTTCAATTCAATAAGGTTCAGCCATACATTAACGCAGTCTCCGGCTTCATGATCCAGACCAGACGCGAGGTCAAATACTACCCGCTCATTCAAGATCCTGCACAGCGCAATGATTATGCGCGTCAGGCCAACTCACTCAAGGATTATGTGCGCCGCAACACAAGAGCGGAGCAGGTCGAGTCACAGGGTGACACACAATTAATCATCAAAGGTTATGCTGCTACTGAAACTGCCATGACCTACGGCATGGGGTACTCGACCACTGACCCTAATGGCGAGATCATCATGGATGACATTACCAATGATGTCCGTTGGGATCCAATGGCAAGGAAGAAGAACATCCTTGATTCGCGCTGGGTTTATTATCGCCGTTCATTCCCATGGGATGATGCCAAGGTATTGTTCGATGACAAAGACGAAGAGGACTATGATGAGGGATGTTATATCGATAATGAAACAGGATATCAGTACGACCCGACACTAGGACAGCCCTACGACCGCTCACGTCTTATGCCTGATGTGGAATGGGACAGTAAGACTAATAAAACCGTCTGGGTTTACTTCTACCAATGGTCAGAGACTGAGAAATTCTACCGCGCCAAGAACCCCGTTTATGCGTTAACTAATCCTTTAGCCATTCAAGCCGCCATGCTCAAGATGGATGAGATTGAAGCCCTTGCCGAGCAAGAAGATTCTATGTTCAGATTTGAGGCAACGGCTGAAGACCTTGTGTTTGATGAGGAAACCAAGAAGCGTTTAGAAGAAGCGTTTGAGGATTTAATCGAGTGCTTCCCATATAATCGTAAGGTATTTTATACAGCCGTATTGTCCAAGAACAAGGTATTCACGTCCTATCGTTCCGCCTGTCAGCAAGGATTCAGCGTTAAGTTTAAGACAGGTATATGGAATAACACCCGCAAGATTTGGGTAGGCATGGTTAACGCCATGATGGAACCGACCAAGTATTATAATAAAGGACTCACAGAGTTGATGTTCCTGATTGCCAAGAATTCTAAAGGTGGTTGGTTTATCGAGGATGACGCAACCGATGATGTCAGGTCGTTCGAGAATAATATCGCTCGAACTAATGCGGTTATTAAATTGAATGCTGGCGGCCTTGCCAAGATCAAAGAGAAATCGACTCCGTTCTCTCCTCAAGGTTATGACCAAGTCATCGCAATGGCAGACAATGCCGTTAGTGATTCGTCAGGTGTAGATAAGAACTTTATCATGCAGCAAAGCGGGTCGGGTAATATGACCGCTCAGCTCCATAGACAGTTGGTTAAGCAAGTCACATCTACACTGGCACCGTATTTCGATGCACGTGAGGCGTATCAAGAGGAACAGGCGCGGTTATTGCTAGACTTTCTTGCCATTTATGCCGAGAACAACGTAGGCGGTACCATTCGTATCCTTGGTGACAAGGGATCAGAAGAGTTCATGCAAATTAGCCAAGATCCATTCGCGGCTGAGTATGATGTTAAGATTGAAGAAGCGCCTCAAAGCGATGAAGAGAAGACCGAACAGGCTCAAATCCTCACAACAATGGGCGATAAACTACTTGCTATTCAAGACCCGACCGGCAAGCAATTCTACCTCAAAGCTATTAAATACATGCCGCTTGATGATGAAGACAAACGAGAACTGTCAGATGTTCTTGTTCCGCAACAAGACCCTGTTATCGAACAGCTTAAACAGCAGATTGCTGCGCTCACAAGCGAACAAGCCAAGCTACAGGCTGCTAATATACAAGCCACAACTAAGTACACATTAGCGAAAGCTACAGAAGCTCAAGCCAATACACAATACAAAGCGGCACAGACAGCCGAGACCGCAACCGACATCGACCAGAAAACATTAGAGAATGCTATTATATCCAGCACGCCTGATGTTAAAGCAAGCGTTTCAATCTAAACCCATAAGGAGCAATTATGGCTAAAACACTAACACTTGACGAACAGATTATCGAAGATACCAAGAAGCTTGAAGAGGCCGCTGATAAGCCGGATCAAGATGAAGAAGAAATTGTAGATGAGACGGAAGAAGAAACCGAGGAGGAAGAAAAGCCTGAGGTTAAGGAAGAACCTGTCAAAGAAGAACCAAAGCCCGAGCCTGTAAAGCCGTCTATTGACCCCGAAACAGCTTTTCAGCTGCGTGATGCTAAGCGCAGAGAAGCGGAGAAGGATGCGAAGATTGCCGAACTCATGGCCCCGAAACCAGAACCTAAAGCAATTGCACCTGATCCAAATGAAGATCCTGTTGGCTATGTGGCATTCAAAACCGCCGAGCTTGAAAGAAAAACCGCTGATCTTGACGCATGGAGACAATCCCAAGAGCGTGAGAAGCAGTCGCAAAACCAACTTACTGCCGCAACACAAGAATTGGGTGGTTATATCCAGCGCTTTGCCGCTACAAAACCCGACTTTCAGGATGTAGCCGTTCATGTCGAGAAGACTCTAGCCAAAGTAATTCGCGCAGATAATCCCGGAATTTCCTCAGCTGATCTCACCAAGGCAGTTGACCAGAGAGTGCTTTTAATGGCGAGTAAGGCCGTGAATGCTGGTATTGATCCTGCCGCCTACCTATACCACGTAGGCACAACAGAATTCGAATACAAACCAAAAGAACCTGAGGCTCCTAAGCCCAAAGCGGGCGAGAAGCCAGACCTTAAGGTCGTGGATAAGAACCGCCGCAAATCTGCTAATGGTTTGTCAGGTGCTTCAGGCAAGACAGGAACATCAATCAAGGATTTAGAAACCATGTCCATCGCCGAGATGGAAGAGGACGAAGAGGCTGCAAGCCTAATGGGTTTCCGGTAAGAATTAAACTTCCCCTTGCAAGAGGGGATTTTTTTTGTTAGTTTCATAATACCGCTAGTAATAGCGAGGCCAAGTAGGGCTTAAAACTACCTACTGTCACAAACCGGACGCGGTTCTATACGATGCCTACCGAGGGCTTTAATCGCTCGTGTATCTCAAGACGGTTGTTTGAAAATCTTAATCAATCACAACTTTATTGAGGAATACTCATGGCATATACACAAGTTCCAGTTGGCTTGCGTCCTACGATCTGGGCGAAGCAATCTTGGAGACAAATCACATACCAAAACCCAATCGGTACGCTCCTGAACTCAGGCGCGGTTTTCCGTCCTAAAGAATTCCAAGGCCTTAATCAACCGGGTCAAAACCTAGTTTACGCTTATACAGGTCGTATCACAGGCCCCGGCGTAGGTCGCGGCGGTACTATGGTTGGTAACGAAAAAGCCCTTGATATCGGCTCTTTCCAAATGCGTTTCGATGTGGTCCGCCAAGCGGTAAATAACCCGAATGAGGATACTGTTGAAGTAGCTGAAACGGATTATGACTTCGAGATGGAATCACGCCTAGCTCTGACAGATTGGCATAATCGCCAAATCGGCTGGTCGATCTTTAACCAGTTGGCGGGTAACAACGCCACTACGATGACGCTCGACGGCACAACCTACACAGGCTCTACGCTTGCTCAGGTCACCGGTTCTAATGATATCGTAGCCCCTTCGGCTTCCCGTATCATTCGTCCCGGTTCAGTTGCTAACGATCAATCTTTGACAGCAGCTAACCGTATGTCTCTGCAAATGATCGATTATGCAGTTGAACTCTTGCGTAACTCTCCACAACAAATTGGAACTTTGAATAACGGTTCACTGGGTCAATTGTGGATTTCACAAGAACAGTACACAGATCTTAAGCAGGATACCGACTCTCCTATTCAGTGGTATATCAATGCCCAAGCTATTGCAGCTGGTGGTGACGATAGCATGCTGACAGGTAAGGGAATGTATTCGACTTCACCTGTCATGAAGCCTGTTGGCTGGTATGCTGGTGTTGAGATCTACGTAACACCTTACATTTCTTACGGTGTCAACTCTTCTAACAACGCCCAAATCACTACAGTACGCCGTGCAGTTCTTATCGGTCGCGATGCTTTGTCTTATGCTTCTAAAACAGGCACAGGCCGCTCGACAGATCAGAACGTTCCGATTGTATTCAAAGAACAGCTCCAAGATTACGCTTACTACAAGGGTATCGAAGGTCGCCGTATCTTGGGTATTAAGAAGAATACGCCTTCTAATGGTATCGATATCGGTGTCGTTGTTATCCCAACTTACGCAGCAGCTCACGTTTAAGGAGACATGACATGACCGTTCCTAACATTGTAAACACTAACTACTTGGCTGATTCTTCAGCATACCGTGCAGCGAAAGTTGACCGTTCAGGTTCTGTAAGGAAAGAGTACTTCACAGTATCAATTCCTTCTGGAACAACCGTTGGACAAATTATCGGTCTTGTGCCTTTCCAAACAGGCGCAACCTTTGATTATGGTTCCGATATCTTTGTCGATGCCCTTGGTGCATCGGTAACGGTGTCACTTGGTTACATCTATGACGATAACGTGACCTTCACCAACGCTCCTGCCGGCTTTCTCGCATTGACAGCCGCTAACACGACAGACTTGAAATTGACACCTAACGTTGATGCTGGTCTTGCTTGGAAAGCGATTGACTCATTTGTAGGTACAGGCGCTCTGGCTAACGGGTGGATTGTAGCAGTTATCGGTGGTGCTACCACGGGTACAACAGCTTCTATCTATGGACACGCTAAAGTAGTGTACGACCAACCATAAGATGGCAACACTCGGAGACATCACCACAAAAGTTTCTCGCAAATTGCTCGATGCGGGTAATACGGCTGTGAGTGTCTCCGAGGTTGTTGATGGTATAAACGAGGCAATTCGATACTGGAAACAGGAAGAATTGTTTTGGTTTAACCAACTGGGTACAACCACCACCACGGTAGCTGGAACTGCCCTGCTTGACACTTCTGCCGCCAATATTCTGTGGCTGGATCCTGAAGCGGGAATGGTAATCAACTACCAGAACTGCAAGTACGTTCTTTATCCCGTAGCACCTGACTATTACGACTGGGGAGATTTGAATTCAAGAGGAATTCCCTACTCTTACACATTCCGCGATGGCGGATATTATTTATATTGGATACCAGATCAGGCTTATGTTGTGAGCTTATCAGGGGCCAAGGATTATGCGGATCTAGTCAACCCGACAGATACGAATGATTGGACTGTGTACGCGGATAGCTTGATTGTTTATGAAGCGCTATCTCGATTGTATCAGAACCGAGACGATATAGCTAAAGCGGATTATTTCGCTAATGGAGCCTCATCCGAAGCCTCATTGCTTCGCAAGCGTACGGCAAGAATGATGTCAACAGGCACGATGCGTGTTGATGTTCCGAATTTTAACCAGTTTTACGATAACTACTACTATTAAAGGAGATTTCTATGGCTATTGTATCTAAAGGAGACTTAAGACGTTTTGCGGCTCCCACTGCAACACATACAGTCACCGCTACGGGGGCGACAACTGTTAACGTTGCATATCCATCCATTACAGCAGGTAGTTTTGTTGACTTCTCCCTATTGACAGTAGGCGGAACGATTGCAGGTGCGCCTTATCTGTTTACAAAAACGCCCGGTGTAGGCTTTGGTTTCCGCGCAGGTGCATCTGATACAAGTCAGTACATTTTCCGCGTGACCTAATGGATTTCATCTGCAACGACATTAACGGGCCATCTAAATGGTATTATGAGGATGGTAAATACCATCGCGTAATGCCAGATGGAAGTTTGCGTTATACGTTAGAGGGTAAGCTTTTGGCGAACCCAGCAGATATAGAAGCACAAGGAAAAGCACCTCAAGCATCAACTATTGCGGTGTTTAATCACTGGCAGAAAGTAAAAGATAATGCCAACCCAGACCAGTAATTACGGGTTTTATCTCCCTTTAGTGAACGACCCGACAGATGAAGATCAGTGGGGCGGTTTACTTAACTCAAACTTCTCTCTCCTTGATACGCTGCTAAAAACAGCTACCGACAACGTTAAGAACGTTCAGACCGCAAGTTACAATACAGCCCTGACAGACCGCAATAAGGTTATTCTTGCCGATGCCACAAGCGGTACGTTGACAGTTACGCTTCTAGCCCCTGCAACGGCTGGTGATGGATTCACGATGATGGTCAAGAAAACTGACTCATCTTCTAACGCTGTGACACTATCAGGCACGATCGAAAGCGCGGTCTCATTCACGCGTCAATACGATACGGTAGTTTTAATATCCGATGGCACGACATGGAGAGTTATTTCCCAGACCACTAAACAAGGGTTAAGCACAAGAACTTATTACGCCTCCGGATCCGGAAACTTTGTTGTCCCTGCAGGTGTGACAAAAGTCAGGATCACGGGAGCAGCGGGAGGCGGTGCTGGCGGCACCTACAATTCCGCCGGAACAGATGGTGGAAACACCACCATAGATACATGTACTGCCAATGGTGGCAAAGCGGGCCTTTATTCCTTAACTGTTGAAGATCACGGCACAGCCTCTGGCGGGGATATAAACATTAAAGGTGGCGGCGGAAGCGGCGGAGTTCCTGGGACCATCTCAAACCCTCAATCTGGTTTTATTTCTTACAAGCCGGGCGGTAATGGAGGTTTATTTATAAAAGACTTAACGGTAACACCGGGAGCTAACGTAGCCTATTCTGTTGGGGCTGGGGGAACTGCCGCAGCCGCATCTTCGCCCGGCAGTGCTTCCGGAGCTGGTACGGCAGGTTATGCAATTTTTGAATATGCGGTCTAATGGCAAACACAATATACCGACCATTCAGCGTCTTGCCGGGTGTACAGCCTCTAACGGACGGTACGCCGCTTAGCATCAAGCATTGGGTGAATACACTCCACTGCCGTTTTGTTGATGGCTTTTTACAGAAAATAGGCGGGTGGCTAAAGATCGTTTTCTATAGAGGCGAAGTAGTCACCGGTGTCCCCCGATCTCTTTTTAATATCGAGTTATTGCAAAGACCAAATCTTATTATAGGAACCAACACCCGTCTTTATGATGTAAACGGCGGCAAGCTTTATAATATCAGCCCGCTTGTAACTACAACAACACCAGCCGCGAACAGCCTTTCAACCCAATACGGGTTGTTGGCGAACGATCCTTTTACATTCACCAACGGTATGAATCGTATTGTAGTCGCCGATGCACAAGCTTCTCGTTTGAGACTGGGAGAAAAGGTTACCTTATCAGGGGCAGTCGGCACGATTCGTGGCATTCCATCGGCTCAGCTAAACGCCCAGCATGTGATCCGCGAAATATTCCCTACGGGATATGCCATTCGTGTGGCGACAAACGCGACTTCTAGCGGAACCGGTGGAGGAGCAGCGATTAATAGAGCCTCTGGGTTAATCCGCGTCACTGTCGCTAATACAACAAGTGAGGGAGACCGTGTTAAAATAGGCGGCGCAGCGGCTACAGGCGGCATCACAGCTTTGCAAATTAATTCTGAATTCGTTGAAAGAAACGTTACTGCGACATATTTTGAAGTAATGACCGATGGAAGCGCTACGTCCAGCGTGACAACCGGAGGCGGTGCGGCTACTGTTTATTATGTTCAAATCCCAGCCGGATCTATTGATGAAGTGTCTCTGCAGGGTTATGGTGCCGGTCTTTATGGTGTCGGGCTTTACGGTACTGCCCACGCTTCTGAATCTGGTAGGGTCTATCCAAGAATGTGGTCTAATGACCGTTATGGGGAAGATTGGGTAGGTAGTCCCGGCAACGGAACGGGTGTTTATAGATGGAACGGTCAATCCATTATAGCACCTACTTTAGTTACAGGCGCACCCACTGCCGTTAATTATATATTTGTTTCTGATAATACTCTTGTCACTTTAGGCGGTGAAGGTGTCGAGAACCGCATTATTGCCTCGGATCAGGGCAACATAAACCAGTGGGTATCAAGTTCCACGAATCAGGTATTCAGGGATGATATAGAGGGAGCAGGAAGGCTAATTTCTCACCTCTCATTGGGTGCGAAGAACCTCCTTTTTACAGAGCAGCAAACTTATTCTTTTAGGAAAATATCCCTAGAGGCTGGCGTTTGGGAGATTAAAATTGTTGATCCAAATATCGGTCTTATAGCTCAAAATGCCCGCGCAACCGTACGCGGTATCGGTTATTTCATGTCAAAAGACAACTTTTACATGTATCGCGGGGCAAATCTTGAGATTATCCCAAGTAATAATCCTCAAATTCCCCATTGCACAGCGTTAAAGTACGTATTCGGCAACCTAAACACGGCCCAGAAGTCAAAATGCTTCGCAAGATATGATCCTAAATTCGATGAATTGACATGGCATTACCCTTCTGCCGGTAGTCTTGAGCCAGATCGTACGATTAGTGTCAATCTAACTACTTTCGTGTGGACAATTGATGTAATTGATCGAACAGCAGCGGAGGCACCAACTCTGGGAACATCTTACCCTCGATTGGCAGACTTTGACGGCAATATCTATCTCCACGAAGTCGGTCATGATGCAGATGAATTATCCCTTCCGTGGCTAGCTAAAACTTGCCTGATGACAGGAAGTCAAAAAACCATGAATCTTGCCAGCTTTGTCCCGGATAGCACGCAGTCAGGAAATATCAATGTGCAATTGCGCTCTCAGCTATGGCCTCAGTCCGTTAAGGCAATGTATAATAGCCCGTTTGTCGTCACGCCTGAATCAGAAGAAATGCAAGATAGTATTAATGGACGGTTCTGGTCGTATGAATTGTCCGGAGACGTGATCGATCAAGAGTTTAAAATGGGCGTATGGCAGGAACAATTAGGGGAAGGTCCGGGTAAATAATGGATAGTTATGGTGATGGTAATAATCCTTGGGAAAAGGATGTAGCGCAGAAACGTGAGGACGATATCGAGGACTGGAACAACCTTCCGAAACTCTATGTCAGGAAATCAAACAGAACCACCGCTCCCTCTTCCAGCACAGATATTCTGGCGGGAGAAACATACGGAGACGGCATATTTCTGAACGGTTTTCTGTATATTATTGTTAATAATGGTGGTACTTTAAAGTGGCAGCGTGTCGCTTTGAGTGACTTTTAAGCGAGGTTTATTATGGGTTTTCTAAGTTCACTTACTGGCGGTAAGGCTAAAACTACTACGACAAGCGCCTATTCTGCTGCTCCAAAATTCCAGCAACAAGCGTTGGCTAGTCAGACTGCGGGCGTACAGTCTTTTCTAAATCCATTAAATGCGGACGGAACTACCAACTTTGATAACATTTCCCGTTTTACGCCCATAGACCAAACGGCAGATGAAAGTGCGGCGTATGATCTAATTCGTCAAGGTTTCACGCCTACAGCAGAAGGCTTGCAGCAAGATTTAACGGCACTACAAAATCCTTATTTAAGTTCTGTAATTGCAGAAGTTAACCGTCAAGGTCAGGGCCAAAATAGTGTATTGCAGCAGAACTTGAACCAAGCAGGACAGTTTGGGTCAAACCGTACAATATTAGGTGCCAATGATATTGATCTATCACGTCAAAATCAAATAGGCGGATTGTTGTCGGATAACTATAATACCAACCTAAACTACGCGCTTAATGTACTTCCGGCCCTAAGAGCGGCAGACGCCACTGGTCTTGCGGGTATCGGCGCGGATCAGCGTGCCCTTGCTTATCAACAAGCACAAGCTCCTGTTAACGCTCTTCAGGCCCAAAGCGGCATTCTTTCCACCTTCCCTTATCAATTCTCGACACAGCAAACCGGCGGTGGAGGCGGATTGGGAAGTTTACTGGGCGGCGCTGGCGGGTTGTTGTCAGGAGCGGGATCTCTCGGCGGCGGAGGCGGATTGGCTTCATTCTTTGGTGGAGGAGCTGGTATCGCTGGTGCTGGAAGTGCTGGAGTTAACGCAGGCTTCGCTGCACTAGCCGCATCAGATGCACGTCTTAAAAAAGATATTACAGAAATAGGCACCGAAAACGGTCACAAGATTTACTCATTCCGTTATATAGGACAAGACAACAATAGATATATTGGCGTAATGGCACAGGACCTATTAGAAACGAATCCTGATGCAGTTATTGAGACTGATGCAGGATATTATGCAGTTGATTACGATAAGATCGGGGTGAAATTTAGAAATGCCGATATTTAACACCAACACGACCGGAATACCTGATTTCTCACAGCTTGGGGCTTTGGGAAAGATTGGCCTTGTGCTTCAAAACGTTGCAGATCCAAGCACGCTGCCGCAATATCAACAAGCATTGAATCAACAGACACAACAAAACTTGGTTAATCAGGCGAGACAAACGCAACTCGACCAGCAAAGCGCCCTTGGTCAACTTTATCAAGATCCAGCGTTCCTTTCGTTGCCTCTTGAACAGCAACTACTTCGCCAAGCACAGATTACAGGTGATGGAAGCGCATTGGCTAATTATCAAGCTAGCCAGCAATTGACACCTTATCAAGCGGCTCAACTTGGAATTGAGAGACAAAAGGTTGCTGCTGAGAAGGAGCAAAGGGACCAGCTTAAAAATCTATTATTTGGAAGCGGAGAATCTGCACCAGTAGTTCCACAACTAGGGGGCATGTCAACTCCGGGAAATATAGCTCCCGATTTTGGGAGTGTTCAACCTATTAGCTTGGCGCAACTTGACGCGCCCGTTACTGGTATGTCAGTGCCATCTGGTCCCAGCCCAGATATGTTGTCTAAAATAGGGCTTTTAACAGGTAATAGCGCACTTGTTAACTACGGCAATTCAATACAATCTAGACAAGACAAGGCTAGCGAGTTAGCGCTTAAGCGCCAGCAAGAGCTGCAAGCCGTACAAGTCCCGGGATTAAATTTGCAGCCGGGGGTTATTCCTACAGCCGATGATGCTAAAAGTGTTAAGGATGTTGTTAAGGCACAAAGAGAACTTATACCCGCCTTGGCTGAGTATAAGGACTTGGTCAATGAATACGGGTTGGAGGTTCAAGGGACTAACGACGCTAATAAACTTGAACAAAAACAGAAAGAAATCATCGGCATTACCAGAGTTCTAAATGAAGCTGGTGCTCTTCAGGCTGCTGATATTGAATATTTAAGCGGATTATTGCAAACGCCCGTTGTTCCAAATGATGTCATTCCATATGCTTTGAAAAATCCTTACCAAGCGGCTGGGCGTAAATCGTCTGCTTTGGCGGGGATTGCAGATTATCAGAAATTCCTGAATCGTTCCTTTGACGCTACGTTAAAAACACGTGGCTATCAACTTCCTGAAGGTTCTGAATTATCTAAAGATCCGCTAGGATTACTTAAATGATCTTACAGCAAGTTAGAGAACAATATCCTCAATATAAAGATGTACCTGACAAGCAACTCGCTGACGGGCTGTATTCTAAATTTTATGCGGATAAATTAACCCGAGAAGAGTTTGATAAACAGGCTGGGTTTGATTCCTCTCAAGCAAATACTGGAATAGGCAGGACTATTCTCGACCAAGGATTACAAGGCGCGGTACCTTTTGCCGATGAGTTAATTGATTATGGAACTGCCGCTGTATTGGCTCCGTTTACAGATTACCAAAATAAAGGGGCATTACAGAATTTTCGTGACTTATCACAAGATGCTAGGCAAATATCAGCAAGGGACTTGACTGCACAGCAGGAAATTAACCCTATAACTTCTGCTCTTTCTCAAATAAGCGGGGGCGTAACAACTGGTTTAGGAGTGGGATTATCAAATGCAGGGCTTCAGACTACGGCTAGGATTGCAAATCTTGGGACGGCAGGGCGTACTTTGGCAGGGATTGGCCTCGGTGGGTCAACAGGAGCCTTATACGGTGCCGGAGAAGGTCAAGGGTTGGAAGATCGCGGAATTAATGCGCTCACGGGCGGGGCGCTTGGCGCTCTTACTGGTGGTATTGCTGCTAATGCGGGGAATATATCCGATTCTGCAATAAATCTATTTAGAGGCGGCTCTGGCGGAGGCTCTGCCTTAGGAAACTTTGCCAATGGTGCTGGTTCTGCCGCATTTAATGTAGGGCAAAGAGTAAATACCTTTGTTGATGATAAAGCAGCAGATATTAGTCGATCTATTGCTCGGGCTGGTGTTCCAGAGGGCCAGAAATCATTATCTGATGCCGAGCTTTTATTTTTGGAGCGTTATAAAGATGCCGGAGTGACGCCTACTCAAGCTGTTACTGAAATGCGCCCCTTTGCTTCTCAAAACTTAACCCCTAATCCTTCGGCTGTTAATAATATTGATATATTTAGAGCCGACTCGCTTAATATTGGAAAAGGAACTGCTTCTGGTTCTAAAGTGGCAAAAGAAGCCTTAAGCGATATCCGCACAAATCAAATTCCTAAGTTAAATAGAAAACTTATTGAAACGGCGGCTGGTGGACCTATTAAAACGGCAGAGGAGTACGGACAGGCGGCAAGTCAAGCTGCTAAAAGTATTATTGACCAGAAACAGGAAGTTCTAAGAACAAGAGCTAAGCCTTATTATGAGGCAAGCATTGGTGCGGATAAGTTCATTCCAGAGGCAAATGTTACGGAAGTTCTTAAAAGCCCCAAAGCAAGCCAAGCACTAGCCGAATGGACTAAAGACGTTGATGTTCTGGAGACATTACAAAATGACTTACAGCTTGATATAGGCCCCTTAAAACAAGCCCCAAATAACTCGACTGTTGCCCTTCATGCTGCCCGAGTTTCATTAAGAAAACAGGCAGAGGGAAATATAAGTGCAACAGAAAGAACAGCAATTAAATCTGCTATGCGTAAAATTGATGATGCAATTGAATCAACATATCCTCAGTATAAAACGGCTAGGGCCATTTACAGTGAAGATGCAGGAGCGTTGAAAACATTAAAAGACAGCCCGTTAGGGCAGATATCCACTTTAGCGGATGGGAACCTTAGCAAAGTTTCATCTAACCTAATGGAAAGAGATGCGGGTTATATTAAAAAATTCATATCAAAGATTGATGCAACAGGAGCTGAAAATCCTCAACAGATTAAAGACTCCTTGGTTGGAGCATATTTACAGCGCTCTTTGGAAACAAGAGGTAACGAAACAACCTACCGCCAAGCTATTTTAGGAACAGAAAAAGCCCGTAACAATCTAAAAGCGCTGGCTGGCGAGAAAAGATATAACGAGCTATTGAAGGTGGCAGATACCCTAGATGTTATGGTACAATCTGCGCGTTCTGCTGAAGGTTCTCAGACATCTGGAAATCTGGTTGCGGCAGGACTTAACAATATGGGAGATGTTCCCACATCTGCCGCTGGCTTAGTGAATAAAATTGCTTCTAAGGTCAACCCGAGTTTGTTTAAGCTTGTGTCTAATGATCCTAATGAATCAAAAAGATTTGCTGAATTAATATTTACTAAAGAGGGGTATAATTTTTTGAAAAATGTTTCGCAAAAAGACCTTAAGGGCCGCATTGAAGAAGTAAGTAAATTTCTAACGAAAAATACTGAAGCGCCAGACACAAGCTTAAAAGTAACAGTAACGCCGCTCAAACGTGGAAATTAGGAGAAATTAAATGGCAGTCACGGCATCACCAACAAACTTACGCGTAGACAAAAGAATGGTTGTCTTTCAATGGGCGGGGCTTACCAATGGTAATGCCGGGAAGCCTTATGAAAGCACCATGTTTTCAGATAAATCTGTTCATATCTTTGGAACGTTCGGCCTAGGCGGATCAGTTACGATTTACGGCTCTAATGATCCTAATGACCTAAATACAGAACCGGGCGTTTCAGGCAATTGGGTTGTTCTCACAGATCCACAAGCCAACGCGATTACAAAGACGGCCTTGGCCATTGAGCAGATCCTTGAGAACCCGCTTTTGATTTGTCCAAAGGTTACGGCAGGGGACGGAACTACAGCCATTACAGTTACTATCGCAGCGAAGGGAATGATCTAATGTTTGCAAACCTGAGAAAAGAGCTTGAAAAGCAAAGAAATCACTTGAAGGATGTAAATTCGGCACTTGATGAACTGACTAACCTTGAAAGCAGAGGTCAGCTTATTCGAGAATCTGAAAAAAGACTAGAAGAGATCAAGAAGGAAGAAGATAAAGCGAAAAAATCTGCCGATGAAGCTAAATCCGCTGTTGTCGCTGCTTTAGCACAGGCCGATACGATTAAAGCAAAAGCGAAAGACGATGCTGAAAAAATCGTTTTTGATGCCAATAAAAAATCGGTTCAGATTATTGAAGAAGCCAAACGGGATTCTAAAGAGTATGACAAAAAGATTGCCCAGATTGCCGATAAGCAAAAGGTTCTCGATTCAATGGATAAAGTAATTGAAGAGAGACAAGCCAAACTGGATAGAATCACTCTTGAAACTAATAATTTGCTTAAAAAGTTTGCCTAGATGCCTGTATTCAGAAGGAGGAGGTGCCATCCTTACGGGCTTGCCTCTAACTTCAACCCGGTAGCGCAGCAATACTACAATGACGATGCCAAGACTTTCGCCTATTATTTTGACGATGCCATAACCCTTAAATATGTGACTGCTGATTAATGCCAGATACCACGATACGACTTTTAGCTTCTGGCGGTTCTGTTGCGGATAGTGATTTATTCATCACGCGTCAGGGTGCTGATACGGTCGATAAATCGATTACAGCAGCCTTAATTAAGGCGTATATGTCAAGCGTTTCCAGCTTGACGGTTACCGGGCTAACTCCCGGTCAAATTGTATTCCCCGGTACGGGCGGAGTTCTTTCAGGAGATGCTGGCCTGACATGGGACAATTCCATGAAAGAGTTCACCATTACTTCATCGGACGGACAAGCTTTATCTGTTGGACAAAATGGAAAAACCAATCCCGCTTTTCAAGTTGATTCATCAACTGGCTCATCAGTTACTGGATGGAATGTCAAAAGTAATGATGTTGGTAATGGCTCATTATTACAAGTTACATCTTCAGGAACAAATGAGTTTGGTATTATCAAAGCAAAAGGAACATCAGCCCTCTTCTTGGATTCAGATTCTGGCGGTTCCGTAGTTATTAGAAACAATGGCAATACTAGAGCAACCTTCAATGCGACATCAGCCAACTTCACCCTTATAGGCCCGACAAACACAGCTTCCATAATTCGATACTCTGTCACAAATGCTGCAGACACAGCATTGACTGCAAGTGCGAATGCTATTCATACGCATTTTAACCTCGGGAGCAGTATTAGAACACACGCTGCCGGAGCGTTAGCTCTTCAGACAGATTTTGTCGTTACGGGGACTAATCATGCTTTTGTAACAGCGAGTACTATAACAAACCTTGCAGGGTTTGCCCTTAACACCGGAGCTGCTGGCAACAACGCCACAGTTACCAACTTTCATGGCCTTTACGTTCCATCAACGTCAGTGGTTTCAGGCACAGGGGCGGTTACAAACTCTTATGCAATGACCCTCAACGCCCAGACAGGGGGAACAAATAACTCAGCAATTAACCTTGTTGGTGCGGTTGCTCTTAACGGTTCACAAGGAACATCAGGTCAAGTTATCACTTCTGGAGGGCCAAACGCACAGGCTACCTACACCACTTTAACAGGCGGAAGTATTAGCGGATTTACAACGGGTAGTATACCTTTCGCTGGCGTATCTGGAACCCTCACAGAAGATAACTCTAATCTTTTCAGGGACGCTACAAACAACCGCGTAGGCTTCAAAACAAACACTCCCGACAGCACAATAGGAAATGCAGGAAACCTTTCGGTCGGTAACGATGGACTAACAACCCTTTCTTATGTCGGACAGAACCTTTTTAACACCGGTGCGGGCGTTGTCGGAACGGATAACCTTTGTGTAGGCGTTACAAGCACGGTCACTCGGCGTGCACTGACGGTTGTTTCCATGTGCAACGGAGCTTCGACAAGCGCACTTGCGAACGGTATTAACGCGTTCGTATATTGGGGATCTGGAGCCACATCTAACGGAACATCTGCCGCGAACGGTGGCAGCTGTAGAAATAGATACACCGCCGGTAACTTAAGTAACTTCTCCGTAACCGAGATGAGCGCTTTAACAGGCGCTATATCGTCCGCCTCCGGAACGAATAATACCGTTACCGCTCATGTGTATAATGCTGAAACCCCCGTTCTCGGGGCCACAAACACCATGACTAATTTTCACGGGTTTAGGGCAAGGGGCGGTGCGGTTACAGGCCTCACAAATCGTTATGGTTTTTATGTCGATGATATGGTCGGCGGCACAAACCGTTGGGGATTTTATCAGGCCGGTGCGACAGATTTAAATACGTTTATGGGACCCGTAGGTTTTGGAACAGCGGCTCCTCTGGCCCCCCTTGATGTTGGCGGCTTAATTTCATCTCCAAGTGCTGGTATTACTACACCTGCTGCGTTAATTTCTAACGCAGTTAATAACTCAACTGGCGTTGAAATGCGTAATACCAGCACAGGTAATGCTGCTGAATTCCGTTTTGGAATTAGTGATACAGCCTCTAATTACATCGCATTCAATATGCCCGGAACAGGTAATACCAGCAGCTTATTTGGCATGGTGCGCTCTACTTTAAGCACTCTTTTCAGTAATGGGCCAAGCAACCGAGTGCTTGCTGTCGGTACAGTAAATGCCGCAGACGTAGTACTAGGAACGAATAATACAGAACGCCTTAGAATCGCCTCCACCGGAAGCATCACAGCTTCGTCCCTAACAAACGGATTAGTAAAATCCACCTCAGGTACGCTTTCAAACGCCACTGCAGGAACTGATTATCAGGCTCCTATTACCCTCACGACAACCGGCACATCCGGCGCGGCTACATTTATTGGTAATACGTTAAATATTCCGGCATATGCCCCCGGAACCGGAACGGTCACATCGGTTTCCGTCACCACAGCAAACGGTGTTTCAGGATCTGTAGCAACGGCGACAACTACTCCGGCGATTACATTGACACTCGGAGATATTACGCCGAATACGGTCCGTCTGACACCTATTACTCCACCGGGGTATACTGCTAATAAACTTTTTGCCGATTCGACTACCGACTCTTTGACCTACTACAATTCAGATTCAAACGTTTCCTTACAAATTGGACAGGAAGATTGGATCAGGGTTGTTAATAATACTGGCTCGACAATAGCGAATGGCGCGGCGGTTTACCTAAATGGAGCGTCTGGAGGTCTGCCGACTATTGCTCTCGCTCAATCTAACGCTGGCGCCACCACGGTTTGTTGTGGACTGGCAACAGAAAGTATCGCCAATGGTGCGACAGGTTTTGTTACCTGTATTGGTAATGTAAATGGAATTGACACGTCTGCCTTCACCGCCGGACAAACAGTTTATCTTTCGTCAACAGTAGCTGGTGGATTGACCGCCACCGCTCCGCTTGCCCCTAACTTTCGCTACCGTGTTGGTATTGTCGGTGTTTCTAGTGCCACTGTCGGCACAATTCATGTCACGCCTTCTACTGCTTCCCTAGGTAACGGTAGCGCTAACCAAGTTTTTGGCATGAATAATGCTGGAACGGCTCAAGAAGTTAAATCCATTGTTGGAACCGCAAGCCAAGTTACCATTACAAATACCGCCAACACTATTACAGCTTCTCTGCCATCGACCATAAATGTCAATACGACTGGCTCCGCTGGTTCTGCACCCGCCAACGCCCTAACCGGCACCTTAACTTCGGCTCAATTAGCCGCATATCTGACAGACGAAACCGGCACAGGCGCTGCGGTTTTCGCAAATTCTCCCACCTTGGTGACACCGGCTCTCGGTACACCATCGGCGCTTGTGGGGACTAATATTACCGGCACCGCCGCAGGGTTAACCGCTGGAACCGTTACAACTAACGCAAATCTAACTGGCGCTGTTACCTCAGTTGGTAACGCCACATCACTTGGATCTTTCACTTCCGCCCAACTTTCTGGAGCTCTAACAGATGAAACTGGGACAGGGTCAGCCGTATTCGCCACCTCACCAACGCTTGTAACACCCGCCCTTGGAACACCTTCCTCAGCCACGCTTACGAATGCCACTGGTTTGCCAATCATTGCCGGAACGACAGGAACGCTTTCTGTTGCTAGGGGCGGCACGGGTGCTGTTACTTTAACCGGACTGGTCAAGGGTAATGGAACGTCCGCGTTCACGGCAGCTGTAGCTGGTACTGATTATCAAATTCCCATCTCTCTTACGACAACGGGAACTTCGGGCGCCGCTACCTTCAATACAGGCACAGGGGTCATTAACATACCTCAGTACGCTTCACCGGTTCTTACAAAAGAAATTGAAATAACAGGTATCGCCATTTCAGCAGCGGGAGCGATTACTCCCGTTGCACACGGATTGGGCAGAGTTCCAAAAGTATGGTCTGTATGGCTTGTATGCGTAACGGCGGATGCCGGATATACGGCGGGACAAGTTATACCTGTTCACAGTGGTATGATGTATGCGGGAGCTGGGACGGGCGCGTTTGGTGTAGGTTTTAAGGCCGACACTACAAATATTAGCGGCAGATTCTCAGCATCTGGTGTATTATACTACGAAAATGCAACTACCGGCGGGGCGACCGCTTTGGTAAGTGCCAACTGGACTGTAACCGTTTACGCCGCCGCATAGAAAGGAAATCACTATGACCATCCCTTTAGACATTAAAGTCTACCCAAACGTTATTAGTACAACACAATATACTGTTACCGTAGAGCCCGCTCTGAATTCACTAAAAGCTCTTGCTACATGGACTTCAGGCACATGCACTATCGGAACATATAATCCGGGTACATTAACATTCCCGTTTATGCAGATGGCTTATGACTATTTTTATAATAACTATTCGGATGGTATTCTAACCACACTTAACTCAGGAGGTGTCATCTATCACCTTGGAGAAAGATACTACCTTGATGTTTCTATGATTGAAACGTTCTTCAAAAATCCTACGGGAACAAGCTCTCAAGTGGTAAGAGGAGATGGTACTATTGGTAGCGTTCCAGCGGGAAGTTATTATGACCTAACAACCAAACCAGCTGCCAAATCCTTTGATAACGCTCCAACAAGATCATTTGTAACCACAGCCGCAGCTGCAAATGGTTTCAGACTGTCTACTTTTCGCGATGCGGAAGTAAGTTATAGCGTATCTATTGATACAACTATCAGCCTGTCAGGCAATTCAAGTGGAGTTGTAGTCCTTGAGGTGGCAGCGACCAATTCGACAACCGCCTCAGACTGGAAGACTATCTCCCGTATTCCAAGCGGTCAGTCAGGCGGACTTGTTGTTGGATTGACGCTTAATCAGGCAGGAGGAGGCAATCTGTCAGGGATTGTCCCTGCTGGCTGGTACGCGCGTCTAAGGACCATTAATGTAGCAGGAACCCCAACGTTTACCTTTAACGGCGGTCAGGAAACTCTTGATGAACCACTGCAAGTAGCTGCCTAATGTGGGATTGGATTAACATCAAGTGGATGATCTTCTTGGAGTGGTCAAGTCTTGGCGCTTTAATGGGATATGGATTGAAGAAAATCCTTCAGAAGCTTGATGTTATTTCCAAGGTTCAAACAGCAACCATAGATTTTATAAATAGAAAATGAACCTTTCTCCCTCTCATAGGTTGGCATAATGGATCTTACTTCTGTTTGGGGAGATCTGTGGAAACTTGGACCTGTATTTGCCATTATGGGGGCGGTTATTTACGTGCTTTATTCAAGGAATAAGTCGCTTGAAGATAAGAACGATAAACTTCAGGATGATAAACTTATCTTGACCAAACAAGCAGCGGATATCGCTAATATCGCCAACAAGCATATCGAGGCATCAAACGAATGGCAAAAAGAGATCCCGCAAGTTTTCGCTACCGCTATAGTTACTTCACAGGACAAGATTATATCGGAAGTCCGCCAAATGATAAGAGAAATCAAATGAGTTGGTGGAAGAAGAAAGATCATTTTGACAAAGAAATAAAGCAGAACGAGGCCGACTCTATGCTTCGTAAAAGTCTCAACGCATTATCCGAAAACCGCAAGGAACATCATAAGGTTATGGCTACAACTGCCGGAGAGATCATAGGCGCTTACATCGTGCTAGCCGAAAAACGAGGTAAAAAATAATGTACGATTTTATTTCCGCTCTTTGCTTTGCAATGATCTTACTATCGGCTGTTTGCTTATATTTCGCTTTCCTAATACAGAAGAACCACGATTACGATGAAAACGACCCAAAAGAGCGTCAATTAAGGTCTTTTGTTGTGGGCATTACATTCATATGTATGTGGGCACTGTTCCAAAGCACATCTTACCTTTTGGGAGATAAAGACCTCGACATCATTACAAGGGGCGAGCAATACAAAATAAGCTTGATAGGCCGTGTATTCGGTATTATGGGACTGATGAAATTCTTTGACACATTGTCACTTTCTCTTACTCATGCTAATCGTTTGTTAACCATTTGGGGCATATGCTCTGCGGCGTTAGTTTATCTCTTTTTGAAAGTGCTTTTATGATAACATCCCAGCTTATCCGAGAACTAAAAGGCGATGAAGGCTTCGTGCCTCACGAATACAAAGATTCACTGGGTTATTCGACTATCGGTTATGGACGGTTGATCGACAAACGAAAAGGAGGCGGACTTACAGAAGATGAGGCTGACTACCTTCTTTCGAATGACGTTGCCAAGGCATGGGAACAGGTCAAAAAGGCTATTCCGTGGATTACAGACCAGCCCGAGACCGTTCAAAGGGGCTTGGTCAATATGGCGTTCCAGATGGGAATTGACGGGCTACTGGGCTTCAAAAACTCGCTTGCCTTCATCAAGGCAGGAGAATACGATAAAGCTAGATCAAATATGGAGCAAAGCAAATGGTTCAAACAGACCCCAGCACGTGCCAAAAGAGTTATTTCTATGATCCGAAAAGCCTAAACCTTCCAAATCTTTTTGAGTGCAAATACTCCCCAACAGGGCGTATAATGATATCGAAACTACCGCTATTAAACTTCAGCCTGAGAAAGTCAACGTAATGGAAGCCCTATTAGTATCTGTCCTAATCATCTGTTTGGTCTGCGGTATCCTTTGGTATGCGATACAATTTCTTCCTGAAAACCCATTCAAGCGCATTGCATCTGTTGCTGTAATTGTTTTCGGAGTTGTGTTTATCGTTATCAAGCTTTTAGCGTTGGTGTAATGAACGATAACAAAACCAACGTAGAAATACTTGGCGGGATGACTTGCTTAGATATTCCGGTTTCTAGGGTTCTTCATGCCGCCATGTCTGAAGGATTAACAGATATTGTTATATGCGGCACCACTAAAGACGGAGAGCCTTATTATGCGTCAAACATTGCCGATCCAGCACAATCTTTATGGAAGCTGGAAAAGATGAAACAAATGCTTCTTAACCTTGAGGGCGAGTAATGTGGCTAACATTTTTATTAAAATATTGGAAGCTTGCGGCTATCTCTGTGACTGCACTGATATCTGTTGTGATCGTCTACACGATGGTGAAGAAGCACAATGAAGCCATACGTAAGGATGAACGTGCAATTGTTAACGCTGAGTGGCAGCTTAAAGAGAATGAGCGGCTTGAAGCGCAAAAACAGATCATCAGTAATGCACAAAAGTCTAAAGATGTTAATATCAAGAAAGCCAGGACACTGGCTCCTGCCGCTGTTATTGGCGAACTTGATGCTGGCGGCTGGTTGCGCGCCGATTAAAGACGTATTTCTGGATAACGGGTGTACGTGGGATTCATATATCTACGCAAGCCGTTTAGATACGCCTGAGACATTGACGCAAATCCTAGCTCACAATCAAACGCATAGTGACCAATGCTCGCAATAGCAGGCTGGATATTCCTATTCGGCTTTGCAATGCTGGTTAAGGGGGGAATGACAGGCAAGTATGCCATTATTGAAGGTTCCTATTTCTCCGGTTTAATCCTCGCCACATTCGTGAATCCCATCTTTGGAATCTCATGGGGATTGGCAAATCGACCGAAAATGAACGATCCCGCCGGACCCGATTGGAAACTTGCCGTGCAACGTGGAATGTTTCTCGGTGCTTGCCTAACCTTTGCCACAGGATTAACCGGAGGGGCTAATATTTGGTTCATACCCTTATCAGCGCCCATGCCGTTTTATTATCGCATGGGATTGAAGCTATGGCCTGAGGGATGGATCATTGGTGAATTGATATTTGGAATGGCCTTGGGATTGGCTTTTGTAATTCCGTATTTATAAGTTAGACAGGGCTAGACCACTCGCTACCCACGATTTATCGCTTTCAAATGCTTAGAGGCGTACCTCTCATTTTTCACAATCTACCGGCTTACATGCCAAAGCCTTGTCCGTCTGCCTGTCCATAAGTAACCAGCCTGGCAGGGGAATGCTAACTGGTTACATAAAGAAAGGTTGGACAGGATTTGGTTTCCTAAAATCTCAATTATGATTAACCCGGTTATAGCCGAATAAATCGTCGAGTCGGGAATCGAACCCGAACCGCATTACTATAATAATGCTTTTTATCCTGTCCAACGATATTGTGCCGAGCAACACAATATCGCAAGAAAGGTTCCCAGTCACCAAACTACCCGGAAATCTCACTAACCGTTGATTCAATGACTGGGATTTCTGGGGGAACAGAAAATGTACTCAAACAGAATGCAATTTTACCCCACTATTTTTCTGAAAGCAAGCTTCTCTGTGCTTCTTGCAATAGCTCTGGCGGGTTTTAATATTATCCGGCCTGTATATTTTGCAGCCGCAATATAACCTCTTCTCGTCATCCGTGATGTATCTACAGGTATTTTCAGTAAGAGATAATATACTAATACCCTCGCCCGTATTAACCGGGATCGCCACTGGTTTCGTGTAATTCCCGTCATTGTGGTATCGGGTTTGTATTTTGCCGTTCAACCCCTGTTCATCTCTGGTTATAGGCGCACATCCTATTCTTCTGGCGCGACCGAGAACGCTTAGCTTGGTTCTCCTGTTGTGGAATTGTACGTTGAGCCTTTGGGCAATTTCCACTGCCGGAACGCCTTGGGAGCGTAGTAGCTTAATCAGGTTGTCTTCTGCTTCTGTATAGGGGATCATTTCTTCACCCACTTGCCACCAAAGAACAATTCCATCATCTTGCGGCGGAACCAGTTTGGCTCGTCTTTCTTTAGAGGGTTGTACCCGAAATTCATTATTTCCCACGTATAGGCCGATTTCTCAGGCGGGGTATAAAACAAATAACCTTCTTTATTTAAGGGCTCGCATTGTGTAAATTCTACTTTATCGCTCATTCGTATTCTTCCTCCATAAAGCTGCCATTTCCTTCAGGAATGTAGGTTCCCGCATGGTGTTGCTCACACGATGGCAAGCAAGCTATAATCAGGCTTATTCCAATGAATAATAGGATTATGTTTAAGTTCATTATTTCGCCTCTAATAATTTGCGGATTGTTTCAATATTTGCGTAATGCTTGGTCGGTGACGGTAAATCATTTATAATTTCTTCAAAGCATATCTTAGCCGCCGCCCGTTCCTCATCCGAAACCGCCGGGGCTGATAATGCCGTCTGAATTTTCTTATGTGTGTGAGGAGATAGTGCAAATAGTCTCCATCCATTACTGTAATGCTTGTTTAAATAATAAGCATCGACATCTGGCACATATTCTTCGCTATACCCTGAACACTCTTCTGCATCCCCGCTCACCTCCGCACTCTGCGAGGTGATTAGTCTGCGCTTGGCAAGGTAGTCAGCAATTTTCTCGGCCTGATATTCTTCAATCATACAATGTTCGGTTTTCAGGATTTCAACGATTTCCCGTTTCAAAGTCTCAACATCGACAGGCGCAACGGCAAGGGCGGCAGTTATAATCTTATCAGCCTGAGCCATTCGTTCGGCTGATCCGTTGGGCCAGCTTCCATTTTTACAGAGCCAGTCAAATTCTTCCAACGCGCTTTGATCGGCTTGCGGCGGGATAGGGCTTTCATATTTTGGTGTTGATTTTTTCTTCGGGCAAATACAATTTACCAAATGTTCGTCACATCTTCCGCAGAACGGCGTTAGGAATTTATCCGGCATCACGGCATCAGGCTTGTCTTGTGTCATTTCAATCTCCGCATGGGTTACATAAAGGGCATGGCGCGGCACCGTGGTTTTCACAGAAGCAAAGATCGCCGCCGCAGTGACAAGTAACCCATCTGGTGTTGCTGCATCTATGGCAATATCCCGGCTCATCGTCGTCGTAATCGTCAAATTCTTCGGTCATTTTTCCCCGCTTTCCCGCGCGAGGGCGATGGCGTCAGCGTGTTTTTCAGGGAATATGGATGTCTCTGAAAGCCATTTAATTTCCTGCGCCAAATCCCGTATGCACTCCAAAAGCTTGCCGCGCTCTGATAGGGCTTGGCGGATTGTTTCGTTATTGCGGTCTAAATACCAAGACGCATTGCCTTGATATTTTTCTGGCAGTTCATCAATTGCTGCCTTCACGCGCTCTCTGGTCAAATGGGTCATTCGGTTTCGCCTCTCTTGTTCATCATTTCGCGTGTTTCAAACATTGGGTGTCCGTGTTTTGGACGGAAATTCAAAAGCCAGTCACGATAATTGACTTCATCAAATTCAATCTCTTTGCGGCAATTGTCGCAATACCATGAACGGCTTCCGTGGTTCCACCACCTTGCCGGACTGTCCTGACAATGTGTGCGGTTGCAACTTCCGCTTTCATGTCCTTTGTCTGGTTTATTTGGACCTTTGTATTGAGGATAAGGCATCACTCGCCACCAATCGCATTTATAGCGGCGATGGTTGATCTAGCTTTATTCCCGCTATCATTTCCATACCAAACTTCTGATGGGCTTTGCTGTACGTATGGGCCTTTTGAATTTCCTGCATAAAACTCCAAAGCCTCCCTTGCCAAATCCAATGCCTTGCACATGGCGATGATCTGCGCGGGATTTGCGGCGGCGCGGAATGAATGATTACGGGAGGTATATTCCAACCCGCCAATTGAAGAGTCAAGAGCGGCCTCCGCCAGCGCGAGTAAATCTTTGAGCGGGGTCATGCTTCATCTCCTGCATATGCATCTGACATCTCATAAGCATCTGAATAAACATTTTCACTAGGTTGGAAACCTTCAGAATCATAAAATGTTTTCCCATTCTCGTTATGCTGCAAAGTCAAAAATCCAGCGCAAACTTTTGAACCGTTGCTAATTTCAAGACCACCGTCATCATCGTCTGAATCTTCCAATGTTTTATGGCAGTAAAAATTATTGTAAGGATTTTGAGCGGCATAAGCTAAGTCCTCGCCTCTTTCTGGAGTGAGAAAAGGCTTTACATCTTTTCTATACGGGCATTGAGCGCAGGGCTTCTTAATAAAATCACTCATCTATCTCTCCTCCATCGTTTCTATCGGGGTCACAATCATTGACATTAAATCTGCTTTTGCTTTTGATTCTGTCTCCCCATATCCAATAGGGTCTCCGGCTTCATAATTATCTACAGTTGCAGACCAGTCAAAGTCTCTAACCGGAATAGGTTTCATCCAATAATCTGTTACTATTTTCATCACTTAATCCCTTCAACTATTGTGGTATCGGCCTAATCGCCGCGTTCTGTGTTGTTTCGTAATAGTGTTTGTACATGATATACTCTCTGGTATACCAACCCATCACACCTGATAACACCGATGCAACGAGGGCGATTGTGATTGTTGTTTTCATTTCATGTCTCCTATAACTGAATAAGCCAATACACTCAGAAAAACTATTACAGTAAATATATAATTCGCCTTTTTGCCCCAAGCCTTCTCAACAACCATTTGAAGAAATGCGAAAATTCCCACAGCTGTCAATATTAGAATACCTGATAAGAAAAACCTTATAATAAATTCAATTATCTTTTCCATCAATTCACCCATTCCCAAACCAGAGTTAAAACCAAACGGATAGAAGCCACTAATGCGACGATAACCACGATGCCGAATATCACGGTGTCTTTGTGTTGTTTGAAATGGGTCATGATTTACCTTCGGCTTTGGCGATAACTTCATAAGCTCGCGTTAAGTTTTTAACGCTGTTAAAAGCATGAAGATTCTTTAGTGCCTCAAGCAAATCAGGTGCAGCCGCTATCAGATCAGCATCAGTTTTATTTAAAGCCGTGGCAATATATTCGCCATCCTGATGAAATATTTCGTACGACCCTAAGTGATTTTCCTCTGGCGGTTTCCACGATCTTATTTTCATCTCATCATTCCTCTACGGGTTATCCAGTCGGTTAGGTCGAAGTCAGTCATTGTTTTCTCCTGCGGCTATCATTGCATCTGCGATAGCATAAACTTCGTCGGCGACACCGGGGTACCATCCATCTTTAGCCAAAATCCCCTGTAGAGCAGCCGCTGCAAAATATTCACGCTTGGTTAATCCCGGTTCACCGGCCTTATAACAGTATTGAACACAACTTCCTCCACTCATTTGTGAGTAAGGCATTCTTTCCTTTATCGGAAAAGCGCTTCCTGATTTATCCATTAATATTCTCCATCTTCAGTAGTTCATCAACGATGTCACCAGCCCGGCGACCATCAACCAAGTAATCGTTATTCCATGTGTTGTCTGGAGTTACCTTGCCGCCACCGCCCCATGTAGTCTGACCGCAATCATCAAACATGCTTATATCGTCATCTTCATAAGCAACCGATGCAAGCTCATTATTCTCATTGAGCGTAATGGTTATTTGGTATTTTTCGTTGCTCTCTAATATCAGGTCGTCAAATCTACGTGGCATGGTTTGTTGCTCCTATGAATTTACAGTGCCACAGGGTAAAACGAGTGTCAACAAATAAATTACATGTTGACAATAAAATATTTACAAGTTAAATTGACCATAATAGGAGATTAATAAATGGATGAAATTAAACTAGACGCGGTTTTGCCTACAACGCGATATAATAAGGCAGAAAAGAAGAAACTAGAGCTAGAGGCCAAGTCCGCCGACAGGTCTTTATCTTCTCATATTAGATTTGTCTTAATGAATAGAAAGGCGAAGAAATGAAACTGTTTGAAAGCTACGACCTAATGAGGCTGCCAAGTCACCTTAATTGGATTGAGGAAAGAATTGCCATGAACATGGCCTTTACAATCATAAACTTTTTATTGCTGGCTATGAACTGGTGGTTGAAATGACCGAACACGCACCACAAAAAGGTGACTTGAGATGGAAAGTTACTGTTCTCCCAGCCCATGAGGGCTTAATCATGCGCAACCCAGCGGATAACAAATCTTACGTATTACAACAATTCAGCGGACACGTTTGGAAAGACGTGCCGATAGTGGAGGAATAGATGACAACTATGATTATACCAGTACAAACCACAAGAACAATCGAGTGCATTGTTCAAGAAGGTAAAAAGTTTTGCGAAACCTCTGATATTTCCGGCAATGAACTTGGCATGACTATTATAATAACTGTTCTTTGGATGGGTGGTATCGCGGCATTAGTGATAAAATCAATTGATTGGTTTGAATATACTGGTGCGCCACTAATCGCCGCTTTCATTTATTTAATATTAACGGGCGTTTTAATAATGGTGTTCGCATGATAGAATCCTCAATGTCCCGCCTAGCCAAGTTATTCACGCCTCCGGTTGTGAGGTTGATTAGGCCAATGGCTGCGAATGATAATTTGATTGATGCTATTTATATGGAGTGGGATAAGTGAGAGTAGAAATAACTGGAGGCAGGTTTGCTTTACAAGCATATACAGATGGAAGCCCGCAATGGGTAAAATTGAAATACAACGATGAAGAAATTTTATACTCGTTCCATCCACACGAATTGGCAGATTTAGAATATTGTGTTTCTCGCTTTAGGGTTTTACTTCGTTCACAAGTGAAATATTTACCTGATAAAGAGGGTATTTAAGCTATCTCCACCGTTACACGACTACCGGGGATTATTTCTTGATCTTATCCAAGGATACAATTTTGCTTAGCGTAACAGCTAAGCGGTCGATCTCTTTTTTCTTCAAGGGTTTAACGTTATCCCATTTAATATTCAATTTCGATTGCTCCTTCATAGCTCCAAACCTTTTCTGCGTTGAGTTTCCAAATATGTGCGTCTGATTGATATACGCTATCGAATAATGCTTTAGATAAGTTATCCACATCAGGCTTGACTAAGTGAGGCTTACCAACATGAAGAGCTTTCTTCTTTGCGCTCCAAGAGGCTGGCATAGGAACCCAAAAACGAATTAGGCAGTATTCTGGTATATGTATTCGTAAAACCTTTACATGGTCTCTGAATGCAAAATAACGCATAACTCTGGGCCGTTGCTTCCACTTGTCGCTTTTAGTCATTCGGGGCGCTGGGCAGGGGGTAATATTATATATTGTGCTGGTCATGATCTAGTCAAAAAGTCATCCATGACGTCCTTATGGGTTACGAATCGTCCTTTATTATCTCTGCGCTTGGCTTCTTTGAGTTGCTTTTCTAGATTATCTATCTGGCTGTGTAGCAACCTGTTTTCCCTCATAACATTAGTGATGTCAACTTTAGCGATTAGCAGATCCATTCTGCGCCTCTCGTGAGCAAAATCTAATTCTCTTACGTACTTGTTGTGAGTCGATTTAAGCATAAACATATCAGTTATCCTTCATAATAACTCTTGGCTGGAATTTTAATATTCAGGTACGCAGCTAATGTCATGGCAGCTTCTATAAGTTTGCCGAAATCCTCCTTACTCAAATCTCTAGAACTTCTCACCGTGGCGATTGTTTCGTTTTTGTATTCCTTGTAGACCGGGCCGAATACTGACCATTTTAGCTGGTCATGAAGCGACTCCTTATCGTCACCCTGATCCTTGCTGATAATCTCTAGGATGTTCCAGTAGTAAGCATTCTGTGTGTTGCTTCTGGTCGGCTTTGAGATTGTCACCACAAGACCCATAGAATTACTAATGGCTATCATGCAGTTCTTTAAAACGTCAGGTGATTTAAGAATGAATGAAGCCACGGCGGAACCTTGTTATAAGTTTTAAACATTCTTCGCGCTGACCAGTACGAAGCCATAGAGCATTAGCTAACTCTTTAGCTTTCTCAATACCGCCATACTTTGCCCAAAACGCCGCTTCTGATCCCATAGCGTGTTGGCGCTGATGAACTTCCCAATTCAGGGGCAGAACGCAGTTGTCACCACTTTTTAAGCCCATGCCACCCATACCAGAGCGGATATGTGAAGCCTGAACTTCATTCGATCCCGTTACCACACAAGGCAATGTGCTGATGAATTTCAGATGTCGTTTATCTCGGATGTATTTAGTCTTTGGCAGAAGCATTTCGGTTTTTCTTATGTCTGGCATTTACTTTAAACTTATAGCAGTCAATACAATCACCCATTTTGCCGAATTTCCCCGTACCATCGTAATAGTCGTTTAACTTCTTATCGGTGTGACAGGTTTTGCAGGGCTTCATTTTTTCTTTTTTCCTCGTTTATTTCTTTGTGCCTAGCGCCATGACATTTTCTACACAACCAAACAACATCTAACGGATAGTCATAGTCCTCGTGGTGAGCATGTATTTTATATTTCTCTTTTTTCTCCCCACATTTTTCGCAGTCTTTTTGTATAAGCTTTCCGGAGCGGATCGCATGACCAACTAAAACGTGGCAAGCTCTTTTCTTTTGGTTATTTTCTTTCCATTTTAAAGTTCTTACCCGGTCTTTTTCTGCATTATCTGGATTTAGCTTTCTTAAAGCTGCAACCTTTCGATTGTTTTCTTTTCTATGCTCTAGAGCGCCACGCCGCCTATCATATTCCCTTACATATTCAATGTTTTCTTCTCTACGCTTCTTTACCCTTGCTTTCACACATTCTTTGCAGGCAGAAAAATGCCCATCCTTCATATGGACTAGCGGATAAAAATCCGTAATCGACTTTTGGATAAGACATTTTGTGCAAGTTTTCATGAATATTTATACCATATATAGAAAGGTATTTATACACTAAAATGGTATTTCCGAGTCAAATCCGTCATTCAGGTTTCGGCTATTGTCTGCAACTGGCTTTTCTTTCTTCTCATATTTACCGTCCTTAACCTTACCGCTGCCAGCTAGAAACTTTCCTCTTGCGCTTTCTTTCTCCCATAGCGCGATTTCATAAGTCACGCCATCGAGAAGAAATTCCCCCCTATGAGTAGGTTGCTTTCCTGTTGCTTTGTCGTTTGGAAATATAGAAATATCTCCGTTTCTTTTTTCATAGGCCATTATTTTGTCTCCAAGTATGTTTTAATTCGTTTATAGTCTTCTCTTAGGCTATCCCGTTTGTCTTTGGGTAGTCCCTTAAGCTGGTCACTCCATTTAGAGGACCATTTAGCAAGATCTTCTGAATCTTGAGCATGGTCTAATTCAGCGTTTGCATCTTTATAGACTTTATCTGCGTCATAGCCCAGCAAAGCCATATCTGCTTTAATGGTGGGGTCATCGGCTAATCTGCCCATAGTTCCCTTGCCATTGCTTTCGGCTTTAGGTGGTTCATAACGTTCCTCAAATGTTTCCATCTCATTCAGTGAGGCGTATTCGCCGCCGCCAAGACCTGCATTAGCTAGCGCTCTCCCTACAGCTGTAGTTTCAATTTTCTCAAGAGCCTTTTCATTACCAATCCCCTTACCAAAAGCTAGACCAGAAGCAATTACTTGTCCCTCTTTAGAGGAAATCCGGCATTTACAAAGAAACCCGCCAGCAAATTCCTTAATTTCAGTTTCCATACCATATTCGTAACCGAATGTTTTTCTAAATGTTTCGACGCGGTGAGATACTTGGGAGTATTTCTTACCCCCCTTAACTTGAATACCGTGGCTATCATGGAGGGCTTGAACAGCTTCCATTGCTTGGATTACTTTTTCAATTGTCATGATTTTTCCTTTATGGCCTTAACAATTCTATCTTGCATTTTGTTGTATTTACGAATTGACCAATCACCCTGAGCCCATTTCTTGCGGGTAACTCTGATGAAAAGCCTATTCAGGTCATAAAGGCTTAGTCTTGCTGTTATGTCTGTCATTTTATCATCCATGCTAAAAGTTTGGCAAAAGTGTTTAGGTCAAAATCTTTGCCTTGCTCAACTCGGCACATTGTCGAGTGTGGAAGCCCTATAGACTTACCAAGTTCGCGCTGGCTCATATCATTCTTTTGTCTGTATGCTGCCAGCATTTTTGCTAAGTTGTTCATTATATCTCCTGTTTAAATTGCTATTCCTTTTCGTTTCGAATCTGGATTAGCCAGACCAACCTAGGATTTTATTTAATTCACGTCAAGGATTAAATTTCACTTGCGGTACATTTTATTTTGTACTAGATTTTAGGAATGAACGACCAACAGCGCGTATATGACCTAGTTGTATTAATGGCGAATAAAGAAACTTCGCCAGAAGACCGTAAGCTATATTACGAGAACGCGCTCCATATTGTCCGCAATCCCACCGCCAAGCCTAAGAGAATCAAACCAACAACTTTCTTGGAGTTCTGGACAGCCTATCCGCTTAAGGTGGCAAAAGAACCCGCCGAACGTGCTTATATTAAAGCCCTAAAGGAAACAGACCACGAAACTATAATGAAGGGTCTGCGGTATTATTGCCTGAATAAAGAAGAGTTTGCGGCCTTTGCCCACGCCTCAAGTTGGCTCAATCAAAAGAGATGGAACGATGGTCAGGCAGCATTAGAGACTGCCGCTCTACCGATTGACACACAAGACTGGCCTGAATGGAAACATAAGATAGCAAAGGTTTACGGGGTAGCGGTTGTTAATACATGGTTTAAGGATGCGAGATATGATCCTGAATACGGATATCAGCATGAAAACTATTTAACGGTTACTAAATCAGCTTACCAGTGGGTAAAAGACCGTTATTTAATTGAGTTGAACAAGATATTTGGAAATTTAGAATTGAGGATGAAATAATGGCTCATATAAATATTTCTATCCCTGCGAGGGCCGTGTGTTCTGTGTGTAACTCAGAACTCAAAGGTAAGCTTATTATGCCTGTAGATAAGGCTGTTAATGAAATAGTTATAGAGCCTTGTCAAAAATGCAAGTAAGAGAAATTTGGTGCTGCGATTGTGGTTTTAAGGTCAAGGCCAGATTGACGGATGGTAAGGAAATTTACCCGCATAGGGAAGATTTATATAAACTTCCGTTTTGGATATGTGACCGATGCGATAATTTTGTTGGTTGCCATTGGAAAACAAAAGACAGAACTAGACCGTTAGGTATCATACCCACGCCAGCCATAAAGAATGCACGTAAGCATATTCATGCTCTATTAGACCCTATGTGGAAGAACAGGGACAACGCTAAGCGTAAAAGGACATTCCTGTACAATATTATAAAAGAGCGACTTGGCTCAAAATACGATTACCATACAGCAAATATCATTTCTGTTGAGGAAGGTCGAAAAGTTTACCGAATTATATTAGATATATCTAAAGAGATAGAATCAAACTCTGGAAACTTCTTTCAGAAGATGCCGTAATTTTTCTTGACCAAAACAAATTTATCATTAAGATAAAGAAATCCCCCGAAGCGCCGGAAGCTTTCTTCGAGGGATGAATTTAGTACCTTGACACTATATATAGTGCATCCGACCGATAAGGTCAACTAATTTCCCCGATAGCTTCTCAGCGTTTTCTAGGTTCCGTATGGTGTAAAGCCAAAAATCTAGTTGTTGGTAGCCTTCTTTATCCCGAAAGGGAATTTCCGGGGCGTTCTAGGGTAGGGTTTGCCCGAAGAACAGAATACAAGACCTGTACGATGTAATTGCTCCCCATGGCTGGTATAGTGGGTATCGGCGAGCGGCACTCGATAAAATGTCATCTTGTAGGATTTACTAACGTAATACGACCTGACCGAACCGCATTGATATCAAGTATATCGGGTCTTGCGGAAAGCGGAATATTGCCTAGTTGACACCTCCCCAACAAATAAGGCAGGATAGGAATGCCAGTACGGAAAACCTGATCGGGGTGAACATCTGGCACAAGGAAGTTATCAGGGTTGCCGAAAGAACTGCGGTTTGGTTTAAAAACCTTCAAGGGCAACAGCTACGAAAGTAGGCCGCACCTCACCCTGTAACTTTTTTCTCATTTCCCGCTTGACCCGGTGAGGGAATGGTGTATTGTAGTTCTTGACTGTTCGGGCAGTTGAAACTCTATAGACGTTAGTTTGTCCCCGAAGGCGAGCTAACTTTTATGGAGTTTTTTTATGTCTGAAATGGAATTCTGGGTCGGCAAGGTAGTCAAGGTTCAACCCAAAGAAAATGAAACAGTCGAGCAGATGTGTGAGCGTATGCTTGGGGATGAGAAATCTTATGGCGATACATTTTTAGAGAAATTAACCGATAAGCATTACAAAACCTATTTGTCGTATAATGGTGAGCTTTATGATTATTCAGGCACAAAAGACATTGAAGATGACGGTTATCTAACACAAGCAAGTCTTAATTCTGATGGAAGCATAGAAATTGCCCTAAGGTTCTATAATGGCGGGTGTCCACTGCGTGAAGCCTTTGAAGAAGCCATGGACAGGTTGCATAATGGTAAATTACAACCAAAGGATAAACAAAATGTTTGAATTTCAAAATGGTAAGTTTTCAATAAAGATTTCATTATGGTTAATTGCTGCGTTATTAATCCTGTTTTTGCCGCAAACTAGATTTTATTGGGTCGTTGTAGATTTTATCCAATCGACCGAGGGTAAATTACAACCGGGGGAGGGTGGGAAGTGAATAAACTAGAATTAAGGGTTTGGCATATTCCGCAAGTGCCGGGAAAACCGTTTATAGTTCCGGTCGCTGATTTAAAAGAAGGTCAAAGATTGGTGGATATTCTGGCAGACTACGATTGTTTCCAGTTTGATAACAATATTAAGCCGGATTACTGCAATGCCAGTGGAATTGATTATCTATGCCCGGTTGACGATGAATGGTGCAGCGTTGAGGATGAGGAGGAATACGACCTGATTTGTTCCGAATACGCATCCCGCCCGATTGAAAAGGACAAAGGCGAATGACAATTGATAAAGAAACTTTAGAAGAAATCAAAAGGCTATGTTCTCTGGTTTGTAATTCTGATGCAATAGACGCCAAGTCTGAAATGGCGAGTTTGGCATTCTATATAGGTCACCATCCCGATATTTTGAACCCAAAGTCCCCTGTCGAGAAAGCAAAATTAAAAAGACTGGAGTTGAATGATGGACAAAGAAATTGATATCCGTGAAGCAATGTTAAAAGATAGCGTCCTTAAGGCTTTACCTTATCCAACAAGTGTAAATTATTATCAGGTTATGCATCCGATTTATCTATCTGGTTTACAGGTCGATCAGCTGCGTAAATATTGCTTTAAAGATCGTATCGGCGATTGGAGTCCCCGCTCGCTTGCCAAGGACGGAGCCGAGTCATGAGTAGAGAAATGCCTAATTTAATCTGGGCAATGAAAGATTCTGCTTATGGCGGTGATGTTTGGTATGAGGGAAATAAAATTAACCCAGATGACATTGCATACGTTCCCAAATCCCTTGCGGATGAGTTGTGTGTAATGCTTGGTAGGATTAAGGAACATGGATTGCGCCCGGATATGTGGGGCGATCTTGATAAAGCTATAGACAATTATCGCAAAGCAACCGAAAGCAAGCCCGATGGACAATGAGATGGATATGCCAGACACCAGAAGCCTAGCGCATATCGTAAAGCTTTTGCGATTAAGCCCTGACCCAATCCAGACGGATGAGCGGTACTGGTTTGCTACCGAGATCGAGAAGCATTTAACGCTTGCTCAACCCGCCGCTGATAAGGGAGAGGCTACCATTTCAGAATGTGTTTCCGGCGTTGTGAAGGAGGCCGCACGATTAGCAAGCCGTGCCGAACTGGTATCCGAATATCAGGAAGATTGGAATGTTAAAGTTCCTGCTTCTGTTTTGCATCAGATCAAAAAGCAGAATGAAAGAATGGGGAGTATGGCGCAGAGATTAAAGACTATTTCCGATAAACTGCGCCCCCTAACCGAAAAGCCCGATAATGCGATGGTGAAGCGGATGACCGCCCTAAAGCGTAAACTTCCACCAATGCCGAATATATTGAGTGAACATTTTCAAAGAGACGCCGATTTCTATAATGAGGTGTGGCAATTCAACGCCGCCATAGACCAGTGCCTTGCCATACTCAAAGGGGAGAGGGGAGAATAATGGAAACGGAAAAATGTTATTACTGCGAGTTTCCTAACGCTAAAGGCTTTGATATTTGTTGCCGATGCGGTCTGTGGCCGGATATTGATTACAGTTATCCGATTGGCTCGCCGAAACGGGATATCGAGCGCAGAGTTTCTCAAGGTGATAAATACATTGCCGATTTGTCAGTCGCCCAGCGTGAATATAACCGCGCTCTTAACGAATTAACATTCTTGGTTAGTCAGGCTCCGCGCCGCCCGTGGCTGGTTAATGATAAAGTTTCTGTGTTTGATAGGATTAAATCCATGTTCAAAAGGATTTTTACATATGGCAATTAATCAAGATATAGAATTAGTTAAATCAGTTATTGGTATTCAATGCACCGATAGAGAACTGGATGCTGCCCACACCGCCCTCTCCCGCCTCGTGGAGGCGTTGCCAAGGTGGAGAGATGTTTCTGAAATTACCGATGAAATCAAGAATGCACCCGGCAGGATTCTTATAGGCTTTGTTTCTGACGGCACAGTTGGAATGAAGGGCGAGTTTTGTGTCAGGTCAGTTTATTGGGACCATGAATTTCATTCAGGTTGGGATGACGAGAATGATTGTCCTGAATACAAGGGCGCATGGACAGATCATGCCGTTAAATCTTTCGGTTATGAAGAAACATGGTCTTATGAGCCTCAGGTTTGGATGCCAGCGTCCCTTCCCGAAGTTGAGAAGGAGAGCGAGATATGATGGGTAATGTCATACGTAGAATAACAAGACAGATAAGATTGTTCAATGCAGCGAAAGAGCTTGATCCTTATGCTGATTGGGAAAACGTGCCAACGAAGGAACTTGCGCCAATTGGAACAGTTTTAAACGAGAGACAAATGGAAGCAGTGCAGCAAGCCAAATTGAACGAGAAGAAGGGTATTTTATGAATAACCAGACCGAGGTTTTGCCAAGTGAGATTTGGGCTTATTATTATGATAAGGACGACCAGATTATATGCAGTAAGCCGTATACTATAAAAGATGGAGCCAAATACACTCGAATTCCTGCTGGTCATGTCCTTGTGCCAATTGAGCCAACGGAGGAAATATTAGACGCTATGTGCGAGGTCGGACCCGATACTAATTCAGGCTGTTTTGATTGGGAAGACGCAAGAACAGTTTATGAGGCCATGATCACCGCTAGCCAAAAGAAAGGGTAAGGGAATGGATAAGAAAATCTATGAAGTTAATGGTGTTCAAGTAACTGAAGATTATTATAGAAAGTATAACCTTTTATACCGACCTGACGGCGCGCTTAGTGAAGATGAGATTGAGAAGCTAGAAGACAATGCTAGCAAAGATGATTTTCAGTGGGGGTATAATTCTGCTGTACGCGCCATAGCTAAAGACTATTGGCTTGTAAGAAAATGATTGAGTTCATAGCCGTTAACATCCTATACTGGACCGGACACATAATTTCTATCCCAATGTGCCGATTTGAGTGCATGTACTGGCTTTACACACCTTACAATTGGCTTATGATTAAATCCTTTGAAATACAAGGAGAGAGCAAAGGACCATGGCTTTGATTGATTTCATAACCAAACTATGGAAAGCATTTAGACTTCCGCGTAACAGAATCATTGGTAACAAAAGCTTGAAATAACCATTAGTTAATGTATTATTCATCCCAACAGGAGAAGCCCTATGAAAACAGAATTACAACTCAAAGCCATGAACAAGGCTGAACAAAAAGCCTATGCCAAGGAGATTGGTGCAGAGATCCAAGGTAATCCTAGTGAAGATACGATTATCGCCCGCATTCTGGACAAGCAATCAGAGCCTGATTTTGTAGACCCAGAGCCAGAGGAAGAAGTTCAATTGGTCGTGCCTGAGTTTGAAACACCAGTAATGGTTCTAGATAACGGTACAGTCTACACACCGGTTCAGGTTGTAGAAG